CCATTATCAATGATGTCAGAAATAGTTAAATTTCTTTTGACGACATCACTTACTTTCTTTTCTTTTGGTTTGTCATCAGTAACATGAGAAACGTGAAGATGGTCTTTGTGTGAACCGTCAGGCATGTACCAAAGGACCGCTTTCGGATTTCTACTACCTTCTGAATTTCTATTATATCCTAAAGATTCCAATGCTGCACACAGTCTATCACCCGCAACCTTGAAACCTTCACGGTTACGTCTTCTACTTTGAAGTTTTGTCTCTTCAGGATTATCCAAATCTTGTAACCTTGAAAGGTCTACCGCCATTTCTCTCCAGTGTCTACTAATATTACCACTCTTTGTAGTTTTGCCGTGACCTTTTTTAGCATAACTAATTTCTACGTTTACGTTAGCCATTTTAGCAGCAGTTGCAATGTCATCAAGTAACGGTTGAGGGATGTAATCATCTTGAGCTCGACTATTTACACTAATGTTTGAATAAGACTCATCACCCACTCTCATCATATCTTCTTTAACGACCTGTTCACCACCTTTAGATTGGTCAATCTTTTCTCTTAATCTTCTATAGAACTCCTGTCCTATCATCTTAGCGAACTTAACGTATGGTGCATCTCCACCACCTCTGTTATATTTGTATCCACCTTGAGGAGGTCTGTTACTTCTACCAAAGTAATTAAGAGCTGAAATGTTTGTAATACATTTGTGACCACCTGAGTTCGCTTGAATCATCTCCCAAGCAGGAACACCCAAGTTGTCCAACACTTTCATTTCATCTTCACTCAACTCAGAGAAGTTCTTATCCATAATTTGTTTTAGGTTTTCCATATACTGGTCACCACCTTCCATTCCTCTAATCTTCTTACCGTAGAACGCTTCCAAATCTGCGTTTGTGAAACCTACAGAATCATCACCAAATTGTTTACTACTCTCAGAAATCCATTTGATGGTTGATAAAGGAATAATCTTCTCTCTTAATTTAGGTTCCCACTTACCCAATACTTCTTGAGCAATCTCACCTAAGTTCACACCTTTCAACTCTCTTTCTTTTTTGAATGGGTTACATGATGCTTGAACCAATCCCATCGGCCAAACAGTAATTAAGAAGTCAGCATCAGGATGTAATTCAAATGGTGTGTATCTGTCGTATGAACCTGGTTTGAACATCTTACCTCCACCGTATTGGTAAATGATTCCATCTTTATAATTAAGGTTCGGGTCTTGATTTCTCTGCTCAATATAGTCTTCTTGATTCGCAGCCATCATCAACGGAGACGCATAGTTTTCTCTATCAGCAATTCTTCTAATGTTTTGGAAGATGTTCAACAATGAAGGTTTTGACGTCATTACCAACTCCTCCATAAAACCAGGTTTGTTCTTATAAGCCAACATTAATTTGTTTGCCGCCAAACCTAAGGCCATTTTATTCTTTTGTAGTGACTTATCTTTATCTAATCTAAAGATGAAGTTCATAATATCTTTTGGTTTCAATCCATACTTGGCAAAGTCTGCAGAGTCCACAGTTGAAATCAAAGTAATATCATCAGCAGGGAAGATGTCCTTTGGTGACATCACATCTGAGATTGTCGCAACATTTGAACGTGAAGGTCTAAATGATGTGGCAGTATCACCTTCAACACCACTTTGACTATCGTGGTGGTCAGTGTGAATAACGAACATTGGTTTACCGTGAGCAAAGTCAACTAAGACAGGCATCGTATCACCTGTGGCATCTTGTTTCTTAACCGCAAACTCTTTATCACCGTATTGGATAATCTCAGCATCAACAACTTTGATACCATTGTCTTCCAAATAATTCTTCATCGCCAAAGCTGTTGTTACCCCATCCAAATCTTGGTGGAAGTAAATCTTTGCCTTTGGATATCTTTTGGCTAACTCACCAATGTTACGTAAACCCGTTTCTTTTAATAATGTTTTCATAATCAATCACTAAATGGTCCTTTTGCTGTATATTGTATAATATCACCCTTTCTAAAATTATCTTTCAAATTTTTACACAACGGGTTCAATCTTTGTAAGTCTTGGTCTGTTTTGCCTTGGAATTCATTGAAAGTGTCACCATCACCAATTTGATGTAAAAATCTCGTTGGTCTATCGTTCAAACCTATATAACCAGTTTTCGCTATTTCTTGAGTTAGGAAATCCTTAGTAAAACAATATCTCTCACCAGCCCCTTTTGGTTTTGGACCGTTAGCTAATAATATGTCAGCTCCTTTTTTATGTTGTGGCATTATTTTAACGTTGTCTTGTTCTGTGAGGTATTGTTTTTCAGTTGCATTTATGTGCATACCTAATATTCTCGATTTTTCAGATTCGTCTATTCTAAATTTTTTCATAATAAAAAACGTTTACTATAAATATACTGTTAAAGAAAAAACCCCTTATCTTGAAGGGGTTTCGTCTACTAATGATACACCACAAGCTAAGATGTTATCAAACCACGCTCTCTGTGGTCCACTGAGTTTGTTCTTTTCGTACCACCTTACCTCGTTGTCTGTTGTGGTGATTATCAAAGTCTCACCATCAATAACTTTAATGTTTTGAATGCTCATCTAATACAATTTCTAACTGCCGCTGTTCCATTTTATACTCTTGGAGTCTTTCTTTGGCAACGTCACAATAGTTTTTTGATATGTCACATCCCAACCATGGCCGTCCCAACATCTCAGCAGCTAAACATGTCGTTCCTGAACCGTTGAATGGGTCAAATACTAAATCTTCTTTGTAAGACATAATCTTAATCGCTCTGTATGGAATGTCCAAGGAGAAGGTCGCTTTGGTCTTTTGTTGTGTATCTGCAAAGTAGTTCCATTGACCGAAGACCAAAGACATAAAGTCTTTCTTATCTTTCTCATCATAAACCAACTTCTTTCTAAACTCACCCTCAATCTTCTCGTTTGGAACCATTTGGTATTCACCTTCCCATTGAGGTGTTCCCTTTGTTTGTTTCTTTGGAAGATTCTTATACGCTAAGATGACACACTCTTTCGGATTGTAGATGTATGGTGCTGATGGACTCATCCAACTTCCCCACGCAGTTGTCTTACTTCTGTGTGGTGAACTCTCCTCTAAATCCACAAGACCGAAGAACCCGAAACCCAGTTGTTTCATCACCATCCAAATCTCCGCTGAGAAATAGATACGTCCACCTTTCTTCTGACGGTTAATCTCATATGGAATGTTCACCGCAATGCGGCCATCATCTCTTAAGACTCTGTAAGCCGCACTCAACCACTCACGAGTAAATCTCATATACTCGTCAAAGTATTTATCGTCATCCCAACTGTCGTAATCAATACCCACACCATAAGGTGGTGAGGTAACAATCAAGTCCACTGACTTCTCAGGCATTTCATTCATAAACTTCACCGTGTCTGAACAGTGAATGTCTCCAATCAATTCTTTCATTTCTTTCATTCTCCTCCGTTAAAAAATCCTGTTAGGAACACCATAAGGGAAATCGGCCATAGTGTAATTACAAATAGTCTTTCACCGAATGTGAATCTTTCACCAGCAACTTTACCAACCAACATCTCTAAAAGAAATGCCACCAATACTCCGATGAATAGATAGTTAATTAATATCGCCATTATTCCATTGTTTTAATTCTGCGTTCCAAATACCATAACGCTTTTTTTAAATCTTGTAAAGGTGGATTGTCATCTTTCTTTCCACTTCTGACGATATATTTCAATACATTGAATAGGTAGGCATCTTTATCAATCCCTGTCGCCTCAGCAATCTTAACCACCTCATACGGATTCTCTTCCCCGCCGTAATGGTCGGGGTGGTTAACCAACTCTTTACTCATCTTAATCTTGGTTTTTTAGTTTGTAGTAACCATTAAACTTCACTTCCTCAAATATTCCCATGTCAACACCCCTGTTAATCACTTCTTGAGTTTCTTCAATAGTCTTTTTAAGGATGTATTTAGCAAGATAAGTAATGTGAATTGGTTGTCTCATCTTTGGAGCTAAAAGTTCAAAATCGGATTTTTGTTTTGTCATGGTTCTTTTATTTATAATTATTCTTCTATTTTCCAGTTGTCATAAGGAATCATCTCAATTGGGTGTTCCTTGAAGAAAGACTCATGTATATAAGTCTCGGGATTGTTCTCATTTCTATCCATATATGCACCCCAAAAAGATAAGGTTGAATTGGATAATATGTGTTTATCACATCGTGACATCAACTCCATACAAATGTAAGGGTCATCCTCAATGAAATGTAATTGTGAACGACGAACATCACAGTTAAGATACAACATTTTTTTTGCGGCAGGTAAATTGTCTGAAAAAATTAACACATTGTCATCTTTACCTTCAACTAATGACTCAATTTTATCTACTACCCACTTCATTGGGACCTTCTCAACAGGCATAAAGTCTGTATCGTTACCTAATCGTAAGTGTACTGAGATTGTCTTTTCTTGGAAAAGGTTACCATAGTGGTAGTACATCCAATCTCTTAGTTCCTCATCCAACGTAAACATATCCAAGATATAGTCTCTGTTGTGGTGCCAAAATCTGTAGTTGAAGAAGTAACCCTGAACTAAAAATGGTGGAGTCAAATCCTTACCAATGTCCACAAACAAGCCAGACTTACCTGTATCTAATTCATACGCAAAGTCTTGATTGAACCACCACTCAAATGCATTTGGTCTATCATTAAACCACGGTAACTTTGGATATACCTCACCCAACGAAACTGGTCTGTCTTGTAAGATGTGTCCACCCCACGGTTCAAAGTGATGGTTTCTCGCATAACGATTCAACCTCTTTGACCATCTGGAACTTTCTGATTGATGTGTGGTCCAATAACCAATAAGAGGTCGTAGATTATTATCTTTGGCATAAGATAAGATGGTGGATATTTGGAACATCATGTTACCCAAACCACCAGCCAAAACCACTGAGATTACGTCGTCAGTGATTTCAATGTTGATAGGTTTCCTCAATATACCTTTTGGGTGGTATAAGGAAGAATCGGAAAAATTAATTTTCTCCATCATCTAACATTCCAATAATTTGAAGTTTATCTAATCCATCTTCGTGAAGCTTCATAAACTTTTCTGACCATTCGTCCATGATGAAAGCATCCGCACTGAATAAATCGTCCAATAATTTTTCTTCGGTTCTAAGGATTACCTCTTTGTTTAGAAATCTTTTGTTGAAACCCATTTATGTTCTGAATTAAGTCTTACTGATGTTATATATTCCATATTCCACTCTCGTGGAGATATCAAAGATAAGAAATATTTTCCATTATTTCTAATATACAAATGATAAATTTCACCAATCACAGGTTCAAAAGAATAATTTGAATTATAAATCATCTCATTGAGCTCTACTTCACTAATGAGATGGTTATATTCGTCAACCAATTCTTTATATTTCGCACTGAAGGTCTTTTGAACTCTGTTAACACCCCTTTCTTTGAATGCACCGACATCATCTAACTTGATGACTGGTCCACTAACATTAGTGGAGTAGGGTAATAGAGAAGCATTGTACTTTTGGAGTTTTTCATCCCAAGCAACATTATCTGGCTTCTTCGACTTCATAAATATAGGCTCTGATTTTTTCACCCAATTCTAAATCATTCGGTGTTTCTTTTACAGTTTTGTAAATGTACTCTGTGTCAATTTCTTTTGTCTTGTTCATCTTCATTTTTTTTTAAATCTTTAATTTTTATCGTTTGAAAAATATAGTTCATAACTTTTCTTTTTGCAAGTGAAAGTAAGCAACCCTCTAGTGGAAATGTGTCATTAAAAGTAACCTTGAATATAGGGTTATCCAAACCAAGACTTTCATTTTTTTCAGACCCGTGTATACCAAATACACCATTCTCAATTATTATTGATTTAATATCCCCATCTTCTCCCTCATGTAATTTCCTAATGTAACACTTATTTTCAGACGATTTCGGTGTCAATCTATTTATAC